CGTACAAAAAACAGACCCAATCAGGAATCATTCTTGATCAACAGCAGTTTCAACTTTTTGCGAATGGGGGACAACCGGTTGCGATTGATAAGATCAAGCCACTCATCGGGAACCTGAAATTTAGCGACCACATCGAGGTTGCCGAATCATTGGGCTTTGAGTTGCTTATAAAGCGGGCCAAAGTTGGGCGAAGCAAACACATCCGTGTAAGGCCCCTTTTCAGGGAATGGGTTCTACAAGGTTCGTTGACCGTCCTGGACCCTGAATTGACAGGGCTTACAAAGGAAACCCTGACTACAATTTTCAATCAGGCCGGGGCTTTGTGTGGCATTGGGGACTGGCGGCCGTCGTCGCCCAGTTCAGGGGTTTTCGGAAAATTTAAACCCGAAATTGTGCCGGTGTAACGAGGGACATGCCCTGGCCATGCACGGCGAGGGCATGTCCATGACAAGAAACAACGAACATGGGGGCAGGTATGAATGATAATGGAACAAACAATCTTTTTTTTGGCGGGATTCCTACTGCAACGGACGTCAAAAGAATCATGGACGCTTACCCGGTTGAAACGCTCACATCGGGGAAGCTGATCGGCTATGACGAAATTGGCGCCGTGATCAATGAACCCGTGAGGTCAAACCGATGGAGAAGCGTCAGCAATGCCTGGCGAAAGAGGCTTGAAGACGAATCCAGTATTTTGATCGGTTGCAAACCGGAAAAGAAGGCCTTTGTTGTTTTAAATGACGATGAAAAGGTCGACCAAGAGAACAGGAAATATCGAGGGGCAATGAAAGGCGTTAGGCGATCGCTGAAAATTCACACCTTGGTCGACCTGAAACAACTTTCAGATGAGCGGAGGGCCGAGCATCATTTTTATGAACAGCGGGCAAAGAAGATCCTAAGCATTGCGCAGTTGAGGCAGCCGAAACAGTTGCCGGATATGACAGAATAGGACACGGATCAGGGCCGGGCGAGGCAAGGATCGTGGCTAGGCCAGGCAAGGATCACGGCATGGCTCGGCGGGGCTGGGCCTGGCTCGGCCGGGCCTGGCGTGGCAAGGATCATGGCTTGGCAGGGCAGGGCGTGGCATGGCTTGGCAGGGCGAGGCAAGGCAGGGCAAGGCGAGGCAAGGATCGTGGCTAGGCGAGGCAAGGCTCGTGGCGCGGCTCGGCGGGGCTGGGCAAGGCACGGCATGGCCGGGCATGGCAAGGATCATGGCTTGGCAGGGCAGGGCGAGGCAAGGATCGTGGCTAGGCCAGGCGTGGCGGGGCGGGGCCAGGCGAGGCTGGGCGTGGCCAGGCGAGGCAAGGATCGTGGCTAGGCCAGGCGTGGCGGGGCGGGGCCAGGCGAGGCTGGGCAGGGCAGGGCGTGGCAAGGATCATGGCTTGGCGAGGCAAGGCAAGGAGGCATTGATATGAATATTTAGGCAATATCAATGCCGGGGCCTCCGATTACACCAAATCGGGGGCCTTTTTTTTTATTTTTTTGCATTTTTTTTCACTTAATTTGTTAAATCCACTTAAATCCTGACAAGTCCTGTCTGAATCAAACTCACTAAACATTAAAAACCGTCAAAAACCGTCAAATCCCGTCAAAAACCGTCAAATATGAAAAATAGGGGGGTTGACGGCTTAATTTCCGATGGGGGATAATGGCGGGCATTCTCATCATACCTCTTTCATCCTTTAGACCTGGTCCCCGGGTGACGCCGGGGGCCGAATTTTCGGGGGTTGACATGACGACATAGCACAGGCGGCAGGCACGGCGGCCTGCCCTACGAAAAGATGAACATGGCGCCGCGATTCATAAAGAGGCGCCTTTTAAACCGGCCAATGCGGTGGCCGCATCCACTGCTTTGGCCGGTTTTTTTTGTTTTGGGAGGGGCTTTTATGGCTTATGACAGCAGGGCGACGCTGGTGACGCGGTTGACGTCGATCAGGACGGCGATCGACAACGCCCGGACGGCGGAGAGCTACGGCATCGGCAAACGCTCGACCAGGCGGCCGGCCCTGAAAGCCCTCCTGGAGGAGGAGGCGATGATCCTCGCCAAGATCGAGGCGATCGACCGGGCATCGGACGGCGCCTACAACAAAGTCAAGTTCCGGAGGCCCGTCTGATGCCGGCATCAGGCCCAGCAAGCCCCGCCAATCTCCCGGCCAGGCGGGCTGAGACACGGCCCGTGCGCCGGCAGGAGACGGCGTCCGGCCGGAGACCCGTCACCCCTTCCCGTTCCGTCAAACCGGCAAAAGCCAATTTACTGGACAAGTTCCTTGCCTACTTTGCACCGCAGCGGGCCCTCAAACGGGTCAGCGCCAGGGCGCGTTGGCAAATAATAAGCGACTACCGGGCGGCGGAGACGAGCCGGCTTCGCTCGGACTGGGTTTTCGGCAAGAGCGAGGCGACCGCGTCGTCCCTCGAGCGGAACACCATGCGGGAGCGGTCGAGAGACCTGAACCGCAACGACCCGGTCGCGAGCGGCGCCACGGACACCATGGCCCTCAATATCGTGGGCCAGGGGCTGCAGCCCCAGAGCCGGATGCGGGCGGAATATCTGAACATCTCCGAAGAGGAGGCCAAGGATCTCCGTCGCCGGGCCGAGTTGATCTGGCACGAATGGAAGCCGGCGGCGGATGCGGCGGACCGGCTGGATTTCGACGAGATCCAGTTCCTGGCGCTGCGCAAGATCGTGGAGGACGGCGAAATCATCGCCCTGCCCGTGATGGTGGCCGACAAGTGGCGGGCCATCAAGCGGTGTGTCGAGCTGATCGAGGCGGACCGGCTCGATACGACGAACGCAAAAAGAGGCCCGGGGGCAACCGATTCGGCCATCGAGGTGGGCGAGAGGGGGCAGCCGCTCAAATACTGGATCCGCAAGGCGGACCACAAGGGGACCGGCACGGTGGCGTCGGTCGGTATTGCGGCAAGAGACAGCAAGGGCCGGCCCAAAGTTCTGCATGTGTTTCCGGCGAAGCGGCCCGGGCAGCTCAGGGGGGTGCCCTGGTTTGCGCCTGTCATGACCTATTTCAAGGACCTGGCGGACACGGTCGAGGCAGAGGTCGTTGCGGCGAGGGTGTCGGCCTGCCTGGCCGTGTTTGTCACCATCGAGGACCCGAGCTATGGCGCCTACGGCCGCTCGGACGACACGGAGACGAGCACGAGCAACCGGCTCCAGACGCTCGAACCCGGCATGGTCGACTACCTCAAGCCGGGCGAGTCGATCAACCAGGTGGACCCGAAACGGCCGGGCGATACCTTTGCGCCCTTTGTGGAGATGGTGCTCCGGATGATCGGGGTCTCGCTCAACCTGCCCTATGAGCTGCTCGTCAAGGATTTTTCGAAGACGAACTATTCGAGCGCCAGGGCGGCCCTGCTCGAGGGCCGGCGGATGTTTATGACCTGGCGGGGGTGGCTGGCGAGGAAGTTCTGCCAGCCGATCTGGGAGCTGGTCCTCGAGGAGGCGTTTTTACGGGGGCATTTCGATGCGCCCGATTTTTACCGGTACCGGGCCGAGTATTGCCGGGCGACGTGGCTCGGCGGCGGCTGGGGCTGGGTAGACCCGGTCAAAGAGGTGGACGCCGCCCGCAAGGCGATCGACTACGGCCTGAGCACCCTGGCGGACGAGGCGGCGGCCCAGGGCAAGGACTGGGAAGAGGTCCTGAAGCAGCGCAAGCGCGAGGAGGACAAGATCGGCGAGCTGGGGCTGCAGCTCTATCATTCGGGCAAGTCGGATGCGGGCGACGTGGCTGCGGCCGTCGCGGATGAAGAAGAAGCAAGGAGGAGGCCATGAATCTTGTCGATGTTGTGCAGGGGGGGGTATGGGGCATCATCCCGGAAAAGCTGGATGCGATCCATCAAGTCCTGTGGCGGCATGTGAACAATCAGAAAATCGATCTGGAGCTCTTGCAGTCGCAGATCGGGAAGAAGCTGGAAAACACCTATGATGCCAGGATAACGGACGACGGTGTGGCGATCCTGACGATCGACGGGATTATCGCCAAACGGATGAACTTCTTTATGGAGATCAGCGGCGGGGTGTCCACGGAGTTTCTGGTGCGGGATTTCAAGGCGGCCGTCAAAAACCGGGACGTCAAGGCCATCCTGCTCGACATCGACAGCCCCGGCGGCACGGTGGACGGCACCCAGGCCCTGGTCGATCTCATCTACGAGTCGCGTGGGGAAAAGCCGATCGTCGCCTTTGCCAACGGCCTGGCCGCGTCGGCCGCCTACTGGATCGCGTCGGCAGCAGACAGGATTTTTGTCGAGGAGACGGGAGAGGTCGGCAGCATCGGCGTGGTGATGAAACACTACGACTACTCCCGCTACGACGAAAAGATGGGCGTCAAGGTAACGCACATCTACGCCGGCAAATACAAGACAATGGGAAACGATTCCGAGCCCATCAGCCGCGAAGGGCGGGACTACCTACAGTCGCTCGTCGACTACAACTACAGCATTTTCGTCGATTCGGTCGCCAGGAACCGGGGCGTAAGCAGCGATGCGGTCTTGCAGGACATGGCCGAGGGGCGGATTTTCATCGGCCGCCAGGGCGTCGAGGCGGGGCTCGCAGACAGGATCGGCAATTTCGAGGCCGCCTACCTGTCGGCCGTCGAGGCGGCCGACAGAGACCGGAAAGAATCCATTTACCCTGCAGCGCAGGGAAATTTAAAAAGTCAAACAAAGGAGGAGACCATGGACATTACATTGCAAACTCTGGAAAAGGACGTTCCCGATCTGCTCGATCAGATCCGTGCAGAGGCCCGCCAAGGCGGTTATGAAGAGGGGCTCCAGGAGGGAAGGACCCAGGGCAGGACGGAGGAACGAAATCGGGTCACGGATATCCTGGCCGCCGACGGCGACTTCGCAACGGCCAAAACGGCGATCGAGGACGGCACCGGCGCGGAGGCCGCCTACAGGATGTTTTTCGAGGCGGAGCGAAAGAAGCGGGTCGACGGTCTTGCGGAATTAGACCAGGCGGCGCCGCCGAGCCTCGGCCAGCAGGCTACAGATGACCCGCCCGAAGAAAAGGACCCGGAGAAAGCCCTGATGATCGCGGCAAAGAAGCGGGCCGTCGAGAACAAGATCTCCGTCGCCCAGGCGATGCGGGAGATCCAGGCCGAGGACCAGGACGCGGTAGCCAGGGCGCTGCCGCAGTTGCAGGTCGTCAAATAGGGTCGATCAATAGGGCATAATATCCCGGGTTTTTACCGGGCATAACACCAAAATGTAGGGAGGGTAAAGAAAATGGCATACGCAGCAGGAGGTATTGATCTTAGTTGGAGGGCGGATGAGGATTTATCCAGTTACCAATATCGATTCGTCCATTTGAAAGATGACAGCAATGTCGATTTGTTGGACGGAGCGACAGAGATCGCGGTGGGGATTCTCCAAAACGCCCCGGCGGAGGGAGAAACGGCGGTGGTCCGGGTATCCGGCGTCAGCAAGCTGGTCATGAACGGTTCGCTTGCCGTGGGTCTGAGAATAAAGGCGGAATACGTGGGCGCTTCCGACAACGGCAAGGGAGACGCGGCGGACACGGACAAGGATCTCGTGCGGGCAATTTCTCTCACGGCGTCGGGCGCGGAAGATGACGTCATCACGGTGCTGTTAACGACCGATTCGGCATCGATTTAAAAATAGGACGCATACTGAGTTTTTTTGCTCAGAATTTATAACCAAAAATAAGGAGGACACAAAAAATGCAACCTACCGTTAGTTCAGTGCACAGGTCGGCTGCTCTCTCGGCGATCTCCATCGGGTACAAAAACCAGATGTTTATTGGCGACAGGGTTTTTCAGGACGTGCCCGTCAACAAGCAGGCGGACTACTTTTATTACTTTCAGAAGGGCGCCTTTTTCCGCAACGATGCCGGCGTCCGGGGCCCGGGCGGCCGGGCCAGGCGGGGCGGCTATATCGTGGCGGATACGGAGTATAGCTGCATCGAGCGGGCATTCGCCGTGCCGATCCCGATCGAGACGATCAACAACGCCGACGATGCGCTCCAGCCCTGGGAGACGGGCGTCAATTTCTCGACCCTCAAGGTCCTGCTCTCCAAAGAGGTCGTCATCTCGACCATGTGCTGCACGGCGGCAAACTGGACCAGCTCAAACGACGCCGAGGGCGGCTGGGCGGCCGGCGCCGGCAACACCTTCATCGCCGACATGATAAACGCCAAAAAGACGGTCCGTCAGTTGATCGGCGTCAACCCGAACGTCCTGGTAATGGACTCCAAAACCCTGGATGAGCTCAAGCAGGAAAGCTCGCTCCTCGACCGGATCAAGTACACGGGCACCCAGGGGGCGCCGGCGGATGTGACGTCCCAGACCCTGGCACAGCTCTTCGAGCTGGATGAGGTCCTGATTGGCAATGCGATCTATTCGGACGCCGAAGAGGTGCTCGCCGGCACGGATTTCAGCGCGGTCGACCTCTGGGAGACCAATGCGACAAAGGGCTCGGCGTTCCTTTTCTACAGGCCCCCCGCCCCGGCGAGGGAAATGCCGTCGGCCGGCTACGTGTTCCAGTGGAAGGGCGGCGCAGGGCATCCCGACCTGGTCCTGCCGGGTGATGCGTACCGCGACGTCCGGTACTGGTGGGAAGATGCCGAAAAGCAGTGGGTGGTCGAGGCATCGGAAAACTATGACGCCCAGGTCACCATGGCCGATGCGGGGTATCTCTTTTACGACACTATTTCGACCTGATGATCCATAGCGGCTATCAGGGAACTGTGAGAGGTTACTCATGACGGTAAAAATCAAATACCTTGGCCCGAGGGAAAAGATTGACGTTCCGCCCCATGGCGAGCACATGGCCGGGCAGACAAAGGCGTACCCGGCGGCGTTTGCCCGCGAGCTCATCTCCACCAGCCGCCGCCAGATGTTCGAGATCGTGGAGGCCGGACCGCCCAAGGCGCCGCCGGCCGGCGGGAAGAAAAACAAGGCCAAGGCAAAAGGAGAATCCAAATGAAACGCAAACGATTATTGACGATCCTGGCGCTGGTCCTGCTTTTGCTGGTGTTCGCATTTCCGGTTCTGTCGGTTTACTATGACGGCTATTTCACCAACCTGCTCGTCAAGGGCCAGATAGACATTCCGGAAGTGACGGCGCCGGGCAGCCCGGGATCGAACGTCGGCCGGCTCTATGTTGCGGACGATTCCGGGACCACAACCCTTTATTTCAAGGACAGCGCCGGCACGGCGGCCAACCTCAACGGCAAACCGGAGCGGGGCTTTAATCTTCCCCTTGTCGCCGCCTTTATCGACGGTACCGGCGTCATGGGCAACGACGGGACCACGGCGCCGGGGATGGCCGAGACGGACAGTATCCCGGCCATCGTGTATGCCTCAAGCGCCGAGACAACCAAGATCCAGTGGACGTTCCGGGTCCCGGCCGATTATTCGACCGGGCTCGGGTTTCGGATCCTGATGAGCTCGGACGGCGCCTCGGCCGCCAGCCAGTCGATCGACTGGGCGCTCTGGATCAATGCCGACGATACGACATTTGACGCCGCATCCATTGAGCAGACGGCGGTTGCCGGCACATCGGCCACCCTCGATGTTTCAAACGAGCTCATCACGTTGGCGGTGGATGCCACGGGCGAGGCGGCCATCAGCGCGGGCGTCTTTGTGACGGTCGACATCTGGAACGCCGGCACGTCGAGCAATACGACGGAGATCAAGGGTGTCCAGGCTTACTATACGGCTACCAAGTAATGCCCTGCCCGCCTTTGCGGCCGCCGCCATGTTGCTGGCGGCCGTTTTCAGGCTGCCGGTGCGGCCGGGGGAGCTGCGCGTCTCCTTTGCCCTGCTGGCGGAGGCGGCCGTCGGCCTGACGCTCGCCCTCGCCCTCTGGCGCTATGCCAACAGGTGGGTCGCCTCTTTTCTCGTGCTCGCCCTGGTCTCGTCTTTTTTCCCGTTCTATGACCGGGCCTCTTTTCTGGCGTTTCACGGCATTTTCTACATGGCGCTCTGGTACGGGCTCGTGATTTTCGTGGTCGCCCAGACAGACCGTTCCGCCCTGGAGGGCTGCGGTCTGTTTTTGAATGCGCTCTGTATCGCGGCTCTTTTCAACGTGGTTTTTGTCGTACTCCAGGTCCTAGACGTGGATCCCCTTTTTGAGCCCATCGGCGGCGGCCGGTCCGTCCCGGCGGGATTGATGGCCAACCCCAACGAGGCCTCGGCCCTGCTCGCCTTTGCGGCGCCCGCCTTCTGGCGGCCGAGGTGGCGGTGGGGGCTTGTCGCGGTCCTGGCAGGTCTTTGTATGGTCAAAAGCGTGGGCGGGCCGCTGGCCCTCGGGTGCGGCGCCGTTTTTTACGGCGTGGTGAGGGGGCGGCTGTATTTGTCTCTCGGCCTGGCCCTGGCCGGCGTGTTGTTCTATGCGTTTCTGATCGACGCCCCCGGGTTTGAGCGGTGGCCGGTCTGGAAGCAGGGCCTCAAACTCTATACGCAGCACTGGGTCATGGGCTCCGGCATCGGCCACTGGAAATATGTTTTTCACAGCCAGGAGAATCTGGCAAGGTTCGGCGTCCACTGGTCCATGGCCCACAACGAGCTCCTCCAGGGCCTCTTCGAGATGGGCATCGGCTTTGCCGTCGTGCTCGCCGGCTACCTGCGCAATGCGTGGCGCCGCTACCATGCCGGCGCCCTGGTGCCGGCCACGGCCCTGGTTATCATCCTGGTCAACAGCCTGGTCAATTATTCTTTTCACATCGCCGGCACGGCCATGGTCGCGGTGACGTGGCTGGCGATACTTGAAATTCATCTAAGGAGCGATTTATTGTCTGTTGGCCCGGGTACGATCCCAATAGTCAATAGTCGATTCAAAACGTGACTCTCAAGACCCAGATGACATCGGACCTCAGCGTCTTTTTCAACACGGACGAGCACGCCACTGAGGTCACCTACACGCCGGCGGTCGGCGATGCCTCCACGGTCGATGCCGTCATCGACTACGGGGAGGAGGGCGACAACGACGGGCGCGGGTCTCACCTGAGCGAGGCCACGCTCTACTGCAAGAAATCAGCGATTTCGAGCCCCGCCTACCGCGAGACCTTCACCATCGGCGGAGAGACATGGACGATCCGCCAGATCCTCCGGGGCGACGACGATCTCGTCTGGCACATCAGGATACAGCAGGAAGAAAGGCCGGTAATATAGGAAGAATTGACTAATGACTATTGAATATTGACGATTGAAAGACCCTGTTACGAGCACCACAATATTCAATCGTCACTGGTCAATAGTCAATCCAAAAGGGGGTTTGAATGCAGTTTGCGCGGCTCGTAGCCAAAGACATCGACAAGACGCTGCGGGACATCAAGGCGGAAAAGACCCGGGTGCGCAGGGCTGGGGAGATCGCAAGCCGGGTGGAGGGTTTCCGGTTGATGAAGCTCCTGAAGGAGGAGATCCGGGCGGGCCGGCCCGGGGGGATGCGCCTCAGCCCGCTCACGCAGATAGCCCGCCGCACCCGGCGCAAGCTGAACCGCAAGCCTTTGGAGCGCCTTGCGGTGCCGGTCCGCTACCGGGCCTCGCGCGGGGGCGACAAATACACCGTCCAGGTCGGCTACCTCACGGAAGACATTGGAAACGCCGCCGTCAAGAGCCGCAACAGGATATCGAAGAGCTGGGCCAGGATCGTGAAGTTTCAGCAGGAGGGGGGGAGCATCCCGGTCACGCCCGACCTCAGGCGGGCGCTGATCGACATCGGGGCGCGGCTCAAGAAAAGGCGGGTCCGAGAGGCGAACGTCTTTTTTTTGAAAAAGTCGACCAGACGCCTGCAGGTCAAGCCGAGGCCCATCATCGCCCCCTTCTGGCGGGCCTACCGCCGCGAGGCGGAGCGCAACATCGAGCGGAATTTCGAGCGCAAAATGCGGGGAGAGAGGATCTGAGGCATGAACATTACCACGCTCATAAACGCCATACGCGACGCCCTCAAGGGCTCGGCCACCATCAACACCTGGTGCAACACCAATTACAGCCAGGACCTCACGCTCTACAAGGGCCTCGATGAGCGCAACCCGCCCGATTCCGACGACTACCCCGTCGCCCACCTCTACCCGATCAACAAGGTGGGCGGCTACGACCTGGAGGAGAGCGAGCACGGCATCGGCATCACCGTCGGGCTTTATGACGAGACCCTCACCACGACGACGGACGACGACTACGTGCTCAAGGAGTACCGGGGCGTGGACCGGCTGGAGGCCTTTCGCAAGCTCGTCGAGACGGCCGCCCTCGGCGCGGTATCGAGCCCGCAGTGGGCGGCGGAGATCAGGATCGAGTACGAGACGGTCGAGTTTTTCCCGTTTTTCCTCGCCAACATGGAGCTGCGGGTCACGGATCCCTATTACCAGGGCGATGATGCGTTTAAATAGTGACTAGTGACTAGTGACTATTGATTATTGGGTGCTTGAAACAGGATCTTTCAATATTCAATAGTCAATCGTCAATTCAAAAAAGGAGAACTGACATCATGAGAAAAGCCTATCGTTTTCCCGGCCGGATCGTCTGCGTGGAGAAGGGAGGCTGTCTTTATCGCTCTCCACCCCTTTCCAGGGTGGAGGCGGCTTGCTGCAATTGCCCGGCGGGGCGGGTCGAGATCCTGGACCTTGCCGGCACGACGATCGAGCAGGTCGAGCCGACGGAGACGTCGAACGACATCAGGGCCGACCCGGATGACATCGTGGTCCAGGGCCTCGAAGGGGCCGGGCCGGCGGCAGGCGAAGAGCGCCTAAAATAATTTAGAGGAGGATTAACAAAATGGCATACAACACAACGCCCTTTCACGGCAAGGATGCGCGGGTGGAAAAAGGCGACACCGCAATGGATTACAGCGCGGGCTGGAACATCAACGTGCAGCTCGACATGGCGGATGCGAATCGCCAGGGCCAGGACTGGAAGGAGGGCCTCCCCGGCCAGGCGGGCTGGAGCGGGGATTTCTCGGCCCAGATCGTCCTCGGCAACACCGAGCAAAAGGCCTTTGTCGACAACCTGGTCACGGCCAGCCCGGGCACCAAGCTGACGGACGTCAAGTTCCTGCTGGACGGGAGCACCAACGCCTTTACGGGCAATATCTACATCACGGGCTGCAGCATCGGCGCCCCGGTCGGCGGCGTGGCCACCTACACCTTCAATTTCCAGGGCGACGGCGCCCTCAGCGTGACGGATTCGGCCTAGGAATTGACGATTGACTATATTGACTATTGACTATTGTGGAGGCCTGAACAGATCTTTGAATAGTCAATAAAACGAAGGAGCGAAACTATGGCATCTCCATCAACGCCCACCCATGGCAGACTTGCAGCCCTATACCGGATGCGGCCCCACGGCTTCAAGGGCGACGGGCTCAACGACGTGACCTGGGGAACGGGTTTTGCCGGGGCCGACTCGAGCTATTTCGAGGTCGTGATCGATGCGGAAGACACCCCGGACACCTTCAAGTGGCGCCAGGACGGCGGCGGATGGACCGAAGACGTCGCCATCACGGGCGCGGCCCAGACCCTGGCCGACAGCCAGACCATCACCTTTGCCGCCACCACGGGCCACACGTTGAGCGACCAGTGGGTTATCGGCAACCTCAAAGACGAGCCGACTTCCGAGTCCGGGGCCGAGGCCCAGATCACGGACACATTGATGCGGCTCCTCAACCCGAACACGCCCCCGACGTTTACCGACGACGGCGGCGAGTCCGTGCTCACCATCGACTACACCCAGGGCAAGGCGACGTTTTCCGGCAACGTCGGCAACGTGGACGTGGACGGCAACGACGGCTACATCGTCGAGGCCGCCCTCGAGCAGGTCGGCTACTGCTTCGGCTGGAACCTCGATTTTAACGTAGACATGGCCGACGCCTCCCGCCTCGGCCAGAAGTGGAAGGAAGCGATCCCGGGCCAGGCGGGCGCCACGATCAAGGCGGATTCCTACCTGATCATGGTAGACACCTTTTTCGACGGCCTCGTGGCATCGGCCGACGGGAGTTTGAAATATTTGCTCCTCGAGCTCTTCAACTACGACCCGGACCAGGACCAGACGGGCGACCACTTCATCTGCTGGGCCGGCGTGACGGGCCTGAACGTCTCGGCCCCGATCGGCGACGTGGTCAAGGAGTCGGTGAGCTTTAGCCTGCTCGGGATGCCGAGCCATAAAGCAAACGCTTAGAGGAATTGACTATTGAAGGAGTGACATGAAAATTTCAATCGACAAGTGCTCATACGCCGGCGAGTGGTTCGAGTTCCGGGACGGGATCCGGGTGAAGGTGCGGATCTATCCGGCGAGCCTGGCCAACCAGGTCTTTGAAAAGGGGCGGATGGTCGTTTCCGGCGAGGAGCTCTGCCGGATCTTTGTCCACTGCGCGACGGAGTGGGAGGGGATCACGGATGCCGCCGGCAGCCCGCTCCCCTGCACGGACGAGGTCAAGCAGAAAATCTACGATTTCGACCTCGGCGAGGGCCTGGTCGGCTTTGTCCTGCAAAAGGCGAAGACGCTGCGCGACGCCCTGGAGGCGGACAAAAAAAACTGATCGACTGGACCCGCTGGACCTTCGCCGGGGCCCCCATGACGTGCGGGACCTGCCAGCAGATCCAGAAAGATTTCCCGGGCGCCCGGGCCCCATGCGAAGGCATCGACAGCGTAGAGGAATGCCCCACGGGCGAGGTCGCGAAGCTGGCCCGCTCAAACGAGCGGTTCTGGTTTCTGGTCCAGCGGATCCTCCCCGGCGCCTTCGACGGCTGGGGCGCGGTCCAATACGGTGCCATAGACAGCGTGCTCAGGGCGTTCGGCGTGCCCCGCGAAGAGCACGCCGTCATCTACGAAAAGTGTTTAACGGTTCTCACCGTGATCCGAGAGATCCGGGAACAAGAGAGGAAGAAGTGAATATTGGCTATTGACTATTGACTATTGGGTGCTTGTAACCGGGTCTTTCAATAGGCAATGTCCGATTAAAAAAAATGGCACAACTCAAATTTCAGATATTGGTCGATGACAAGGGCGTTCACGTAGTCGACCGGTTCGGCAAGAAGGTGGATGCCGTGGCCCGCAAGGGCGGGCAGGACTTCGGCCGGCTCGGCAAAGACGTCTCGGGCATGAACCAACATCTTATGGTCGCCACATCGAGCCTGCTCAAGCTGGTCGCGGTCGCCGGCGGTCTCGCCGGCGTCTACATGGGCATCCGCAAGCTGGCCGATGTGACCAAAGACGTGGTCTCTGAGGCCCAGGCCCAGGAGCAGGCTGAGAAGCGCCTCGAGGCGGTCCTGACGGCGACGGGCCAGGCCGCCGGCTTCAACCTCGAGCAGATGACGGCCATGGCCTCCGCCTACCAGGGGGTGACCACCGTCGGCGACGAGGTGATCGCCAACGGCCAGGCCATCCTGCTCAGCTTCAAGCAGATCCGGGGCGAGGGCTTCGAGCGGGCCACCATGGCGGCCCTCGACATGAGCGAGGTCATGGACCAGGATCTCAAGACCTCCATCCTCCAGATCGGCAAGGCGCTGAATGACCCGATCGCCAACCTCGGAGCCCTGGGAAGGGCCGGCGTCCAGTTCACGGCCGAGCAGAAAGAGACCATCAAGACCCTCTGGCAGATGGGCGACGCAGCCTCGGCCCAGGCCATCATCCTGAAGGAGCTCGAGAGCGAGTTCGGCGGGGCGGCCAAGGCGGCGACCGAGACCTTCGGCGGCGGGCTCAAGCAGGCCCGGAACGCCCTGAGCGACGTCAAAGAAGAGCTCGGCTTTGTGATCACCAAAAACGAGTTTTTCATCGAGCTCACCCACCTGGCCAAGGAGACATTCGAGGAGTGGGCCGTCGCCATCCAGGGCAACCGGAGCGATCTGCAGGCAATGGCGAAGTCCGGGGTGCTGGTCGTCGCCGACGCATTTATCGTTGCGACCCAGGCCGTTAGGGCGTTTCACTGGACCCTTTCCCATGTGTTTGTGACGCTCGAGTCAATAGACAATGTTACGCACAAGGCATTGGGTAAGATTCTCGGGTGGGTGCCCGGGCTGGGCGACTATCTGGAAGGCGTGGTGCAGAGCACCGAAAAATCGATTGATGCCACTATAACCACGTACCTCAAGGCCGAAAAACTTTATAACGCCACCATAAAGGGCATAGAGGGCCTTCGCCAAAAGATTGCAGCCATCGAGCCCGGTCTGGCGGACGCGGGCAATGCGGGCCGTAAGGCGGGGGAAGAGATCGCCGACGGCATGGATCAAGCCGCGGGCGCAACGGACCGGGCCGCCCTTGCCATGCGGGGCCTCCTGGGCGAGAGCCAGAGGCTCTACGAGGAGCTCTACCAGGCCACCGGCTGGGAAGACTACGCCGAAAAGGCGATCGCCGCCCACGGCAAGATCCTCGATGCGGACGAGGCCAAGTGGACCAAGATCCTCGACAACGCCGACGAGGCCGCCATTCTCCGGGCGAGGAAGGAGGAGGATTATCTCCGGTCGCTATACGGCGTCCTGGACGAGACCGTCGAGGCCGAGGCCGAGACGGCCCGCGAGCGCGTCCGCATCGTGGAAGACATGACCCGCCGGCGGATCGGCCTGGAGACGCAGGCGGCCGTCGCAGCCCAACAGCAGAGCGCCATGACGACCCAGGTCACCCGCTACTACACCACGGTGCTCGGCAACCGCCAATACATCTCCCGCGACGAGTACCTCCGCCTCCAGCAGCTCGACGAGCTCCGGGAGATCACCAAGAACACCGGCGACCTCAGCGACTGGTCTTTGCGCCAGGAGCAGCGGGACATCGAGCGGGCCAACGCCGAAAAGCAGCGGCTCTACACGCAGTTCTGGCAGGACCAGGGCGGTTTTGCCGATACCATGCTCGACGCGAGCCAAACCCTTGGCGATTTCATCCACGGCCTCCAGCTTTCTGCGAGTGCGCCGGCATCGAGCCTCGGCCTTTTCGGCACCCGGTATCAGGGCCTGTTCGAGTCCGCATTCGGCGATCAGGAGCGGCTGCAGAAATTTCTCTCCTTCATCCCCGACTACCTCCAGGCCGAGCAGCAATACGGCGGCAACTACGGCGGCATCTTCCAGTCTGTGCTCGACGACCTCGAGGCCCTCCAGGCCCACTATGAGACCATGGGCTGGCTGGCCGACCTGGGGATCGGAGACACGGCCTCCGAGATCAATAGGTTGATTGATGCCTTTGCGGCCCTGGGGATATCGACCGAGGCGTTGAGGGCGGCGGCCGAAACGGCGGCCGGAAACGATGGCGTCCATGGATTGGGCCAGGGCCTGACTGATACCAGGCTACCGTTCCAAAACGTCATAGACGCCCTCGGGACGATGACGGGCACGACCGAGACGAAATTGATCGCCATCGCCGACATGTGGCAGACCATGGTCACCGGCATCGGCGGGAGCATGGACAGTATATCCGGCGCTATCGGCGATGTTTACGAGCTTGCCCAGGCCAATCCGACGATTACATACACCCCGACCGTCGTGCATGGCGCGTGGAGTAAGTCAATCGATGCGCTGGGCCATATACTGTGGTATGGCCGATATCCCGGGCAACCGGATATCGGCCCTATATATAGTCCCACCATGCCGCCCGACCCGCCCGAATGGGTCATCTACGGCCCCCCGGCCCAGGCGGGCGGCCTCTGGACGGGCAACAAGGGCGGGGAGTGGTTCGTGCCGACTTATGAGCCGGAGCGGGGCAAGTTCCTCCGGGACGTGGGCGCGGACCCGGAAAAGATCGCCACGAGTGTGGCCCGGCGGATGGGCGCAGGCCCGATCACGGTCCAGCTCGTGCTCGACGGCCGTGTCCTGGCCCAGACCACGACGGACGCCATGGACCGTCACCCTATGCTGATCAACAAGATCAGGGAGTTGATGTAATGGCAGCCGCAGAACCTTATGACTATATTGACGCCGCCAGCGCCGACAAAGACGAGACCCTCAACCTCGATGCCCGGGGAGATGTCAAAGAGCACGTTTTCAAGCGCCAGGCCGTCCACGAGATGGACGACGGCGCAGACCGCGTGGTCACCCTGGCCGCCAAGTGGCAGGTCTTTTTTTACATCCCCTTCAGCGCCCTGACAGAGTCCGACAGCGGCACCCTGCTCGATTTCTACATGAACACGGACAAGGGCAACGGCAAGGCCAACACATTCAAATATGTCCACGGCGACGGCCACACCTACGTGGTTCGCTTCGACGACGACTACGAGCGCCTCCTTCGCCTCGGCGGCTACCACACGGTCGAAGGTATACTCCTAAAGGCGGAAGGCAAAATCTAGAGGAATTGACTATTGACGAGTGACTATTGAATATTGAAAGACCCGTTTCAGACCACCCAATAGTCAATCGTCAATAGTCAATAGTCAATTTAAAAATGCCCGTTACCCTCAACACCAGACAAAACACCGTCCTCGCCGCCAAGAAGACAAACGTCTCCTGGCTCTTCACGGTGACCGATGCGAGCGACAACCGCTACTACTGGTCCACCAAGACGTATTCGTACAGTACCCGCTCGTCTGGGACACCGGCGTCGAGTGGCCCCCCTACGCCCACTGGGCCAACGAGGAGGGCAGGGATTTCGAGGCCCGCATCATCGACTTCGACGGCATCACCCTTGAGCGGGCCCGCATCGAGGACGGTGTGATCGGCGCCCCGGAGCTGACCTTCGGCGTCTCAAACCCGGGCAACACCCTGACGCCCGGGGATTTCGAGGGCGGCACCGTCTGGCTCGCCCTGAGCTGTGCCGACGCCTCGGGCGACGAGGTCATGCGCCGCTGGCGCTTCCGCATCAAGAAGACCGAGCAGGGCTACCAGCAGTTTCGGTGCACCTGCGAGAACTGGATCGCCCCCTACCTGCGGGGCGAATACCCCAACACCCGCCTCGTGCGCGACATCTTCCCAGGCACCGAGGAGGATCTGGGCACGCCCGACGTCTGCGTCCCGGTCGTTTTCGGCACGGGCTATGTGCCGCTCGCCTCCGTCTACGTCTCCGGCTTTTACTCGTATACGGCCTCCACGATCTCCGCCGTCGCCGCCGCCTCCGGCGCCAGGTGCAAACTCCAGGACTCGGCCGACGGGCTCGGCATCTTCGAGGCGGGCCGTTTCGTCACCGTGACCGGCTTTACCGAGAGCGCCAACAACGTGAGCGAGGTCCGGGCCCTGGTCGTTGCCGCCGGCGAGATCGAGCTGCCCGAGGATGCCGGCCTGGTGACCGAGGCGGCCGGAGACAGCGTCACCATCACCCAGGGCTCCCGTGCCTACCTCCTGGGCGATGCGGCCGACACCTACACGGTGACAAAGGTCCACTCCCCGCGCGACCTGGGACCTTCCACCGAGTGGGCCTCGACGACCTACACCATGACCCAGACGAGCAAGGACGATGCGGCATCAAATTCGTGGAAGCTCCTCCACCCGATCATATTCGACTTGGACAAGGACGGCACGCCCGACGCCCCCGGCGTCTTCGGCCCGCCGGGCGGCCCCTACCCGCCGGTCCCAGCAAAGTTCAGCATCACGGATTCCAACACGCCCGCCCTGGCGAACATGACGTGCCCGGCCGACATCCTCCACTATGTGTTCAGGAACTTCGGCGTCTCCGCCCTCTACCTCGACATGGTCTCCCACGCCACGGCCAAGACGACCTACAGCGGCTGGGGCCTGACGTGGAACGGCGGCCTCTGGTACAAGCACCCCCGTAAAAAGCTCCTCTCCATGCTGCTTACCATGTGCCACACCGCGATCATCGTGGACGAGGCCATCGAGCTCAAGGTCCGGAGCAAGACGAGCCAGGCCACCCTGACCGATGCCGACATCCTCGCCGGCACCTTCCGGTACAGCGACACCCGCGAGGAGCGCATGGCCGACAGCGGCTGGATCGCCTGGCAGACGAGCGACCGGCCACAGGACCGTTTTTTCAAAAATCTCGTGCCCGTCAAGAGCACAAGAACCACCCCCGGCGCCGACATCCTCGATCTGCCCTGGGTCCAGGACTCGCAGGACGTCCAGGCCCTCGGCACCCTCCACTACCAGCGCAAACTCACCAAGGAGGCCGACATCGCCTTCGAGGCGAACGACACCCACATCGACCTCAACCCGGACGACGTCATCACCATCAACGACACCGTCTACGGCGGCAACTACCCCCTCCTGATCGATTCGGTCACCATCCACAAGGACCTCCGCGTCGGCCTCGAGTGCCACAAACTGAGCGAGACCCTCGACGACTTCGGCGACCTCTCGCCCGACGCCGTCACCATCCCGACCGACGACACCCGCGACACCTATGCCCCCCCCATTGCGGGCCCCCTCTCGGCCGAGAGCATCGGCACCCAGGGCTACGACGTCTGGGGCAACCCTTACCTCGTGGTCGGCCCCAACACAAACCATGGCAAATATACCGACATCCAGCAGGCCGTAAACGCCCTGACCGAATCGAGCCACAACGGCATTTTTCTGCTCAATGGGTCCTATACTCTGAGCGACGCCCTTTATTTGATTGACAGGGATATTGAGATATTAGGGGAAAGCGAAGGCGGCGTAATTGTCAAAAATAATGCAGGTGACCACGGCTTTATCCTGCACAATTT